TTCGTTGCTCCAATGCCATTACAATTTGGTTCAGATATTAGAATGTTAACACCATCTGCTAATCCTGAATCTTGGCTACCTACATTTAGCGGTCCTTTAGCTGGTTTATCATTAAAGACTATCTATAGTATTGCCGGCTTATTTGAAGAATCTAATATTGATGCACTGTCAACTATTGGTCAAGAGATAAAATCTACTGAGAGATTAACCCTTGGTGAGATTGGTGAGAATCAATCATTCTTCCAGTCAGTATTACCAGGTCACGTCAATAGACTTATTACTGCTCTTGATAAAGATGAGAGAGATTCCCAGTACGCATCTGCTTTCCGTAAAGCAGTAACTTATCTAGAGGCTGGTGGACATACACCTTCTTCAGATGCAACACCTGGTGAGTTAGCTCAGTACCAAAAGAGATTAAGATCTACTATTACTGGTATTTTGGGAACTCGTTTCGTATTAGGTTTTATAAGTCCTGCTTCACCAACTACAACCTTAAAGTCAGATATGGCTGAGTGGGTTAGAGATAATGGTCGGGTTAACTTTAAGCAAGTTTATACAAAACTTATTGAGGAATACACTAACAAAAATAGTCCAGATCCAATAGGAGAGGCTATGGCTGACTGGGTTAAACTATTCCCAGATGAGGTTCCTTATGTTATTAACGAATCAGAGCCTGAGTTCCAAGCAAGATTTAAGACTAGCAACGCAGCAGCAAACTGGGTTGATGAGAACAAGGATCTAGTAGCTAAGTATCCAGAGGGTGCTGGCTTCCTAATTCCTCAAAGCGGAACTTTCTCTTGGGATGCTTACCAATTCCTAAAGGATAATGGCTTCCGTAAGACTAAACTAGTTGATGACTTCTTAAAGGAAACTTTTGTTTCTAAAGATAAATACTTCTACTACACACAGCGTGATAAGTATGAAGCAGCATTAGAGAACGCTGGTTCAGATTCAGAGCGTAAGAGAATTAACAACGCTTGGAAAATATGGGCTGGTGATTTTAAGAGTGCAAGACCTTTATTGCAAGAAGAGTTTGCTAACTCTGCTTCTAATAATATTAAACGTCAAGCATCTTACAATGATCTAAAGCGTTTATTAAGCGAATCTGGTGTCAACAATCAAGCAACTAGCTCTCTTCGCAAGATGGTAAACATCTATGAAGAGTATCTATTTACCAAGGATAATGTTTATAATTCAAGATCTGAAAGAGATATAAGATCTAGAGAGTTCCTTAAAGAATCAACTCTTGAGCAATTAAAGGATATTGCTAGGAGAAACCCAAATGCAAAGGGTGCATTTGAAGTATTATTTAGTAACTTCTTAAGAGAGGATTAAAATGGCTGAAGGATTTGACCCTAACTCTACTGGGTCTTCTGGTTATATAACCTCTTCAACGCCAGTAACTACTGGATATCCTACTTATACTGCTGGAGCAACTCCACAATCTGTAAGTTTTCCACAAACTACTGGTGCTTCAGAAGCAGAACTAATTGCAGATTATAACAATATGTCAGAGGCTTTGCGTAAAGGCCTTTCACAGAAATTAAAATCAGCAGGATATAACGTACCAGTAACTGGCAAATATAGCGCTAAAGTACGTCAAGCATTTTTAGAAGCAACTCAAGAACTATCTGATGAAATAATAACATTACAAAAGAATGATCCTAGAAGATTACAATCTACTAAATATGATTTAGATACATTCTTAAATGATAAAGTAGGAGAACGCCAAGCAAGTTTTGCTGATCAATATAAGCCTACTAGAACTATAAACGTATCACCAGCCACAGTAGCTGCTGGCAAAATCAACGATGCTTTCCGTAGATTACTAGGTAGAGATGCAACTGAAGTTGAGATCACTCAATTTACTAGTTTATTAAATAAGGCAGAAGAGAAGAACCCAGATGTATCAACACCTAAATTAGTAGGTGGCTCTGTTGTCTATACAAATACTGGTGGTCTTGATAGAGATACCTTCCTAGAAGGTTTAGTAAAGAATGTTAAATCTCCTGAGACTGGTAAGCCAGAGTATGAAACAAGATTAGAATCTCAGAAGTCTTTATTTCGTCAAGATCTTGCTAAAGCAGCATCTGCTAACGGACTATCTTTAGATAGAGACTTTCAAGGCCTGGCAGATACTTGGGTTAAACGTATTGAATCTGGCGAAGACCCAGATGTCTTCAAGCAGATGATTAGAGATGTCGCTAAGCGTGGATATCCTGAGTCTATTACTAAACTAATGGATCAGGGTATTGATCTTGAAACAGTCTATGCTCCATATAAAAGAACTATGGCATCAGTGCTAGAACTTAATCCAGAGGTTATCAGTTTTGATGATCCAATATTAAGATCTGCTATTGGACCAGATAAAGAAATGCCTATCTACGATTTCCAAAGAGCATTACGTAAAGATTCTCGTTGGCAATATACAAATAATGCTAGAGAAGAAGTAGCAAGTATAACTCAGAAGATTCTACAAGACTTCGGATTTCAGGGGTAACGGTGGCTATATCTAAAGAAGAAAAAGCAGTTAGAGATGCACTTGCTCAACTAGAGAAAGATGCAGCAATTTCTGATGCAGCAGTGGCAAAGATGAACCAAGCCTCAGCTACTCCAGTCTCTACTTATGAGGAAGCTAAATCACAATTATCTGAAATTAAAGATCCTAAAATTAGAGCAGCGCTTGAAAAGTCATTTGCTGGTGCGGATGTTCAATCAAAGAAACTTTCAACTGAGGCAGCAAAAGTAGGGTTACAAGTAACTTCTGCAGGAACCCTGGCTCCAATACAACAACAGTCTCAACAACAACAGCAACAACAGCAACAACAATTAACTAACGAACAATATTTAGCACAACAAGAAGCCAAATTAGCAGCCGAGGCTGCACTACAAAAGCGTAAATCTGCTTATGATCTATTACTTGAACAATTTAATGCTTATGGATTGGGTTCTTTAGTAGAGGGAATCAAGGGACTTGTACAAGAGAATGTAAGTCCTAGTGAGTTCGCAATTCGTTTACGTCAAACAGATGCCTATAAGAAACGCTTTGCTGCTAATGCAGCCCGTATCTCAGGTGGTCTTAGGGCTTTATCTGAGGGTGAATATATTGCATTAGAAGATCAATATCAGAACATTATGCGTAACTATGGATTACCTGCAACCTATTACACAAAGGGTGATATGGGTCGTCAAGAAGGATTTGAGAAATTTATATCTGGAGATGTATCTCCTGCTGAACTAGAAGATCGTATCTCTATTGCTCAGAAGAGAGTGCTTAATGCACCTACTGAAGTAACTACAGCATTAAAGCAATTCTATCCTGATATCACAAGTGGTGATATTCTTGCCTATACTCTTGATCCATCTAAAGGATTACAAGATATTCAACGCAAGGTAACTGCAGCAGAAATCGGTGGCGCAGCCCTTGGTCAAGGTCTTGGAACATCTGCCGCTAGAGCAGAAGAACTTGCTAGGTTTGGAGTGACAGCAGAAACTGCTCGTCAAGGTTATCAAACAGTTGCTGAGGTAGCACCAAGAGGTTCACAACTTGCAGCAATCTATAACCAAGATCCATATGGTCAAGCAGAAGCAGAGACAGAAATATTTGGATTAACTGGTAGCGCAGAAGCAGCAAAGAAACGTAAGAAATTAACTGGATTAGAACAAGCATCATTTACTGGACAAGCAGGAGCTTCAGCCGGCGCACTAAGCCGAGAACGAGCTGGTTCCTTTTAACTAAGCCTGCCATCAGAACGACTGGCCTGATGGAGAGATAACAATACCAGTAGTAGGAGCCATACAGAGATCCCCGAACTGTATGAGGCCTGCGTAACTACAACGAATGGGAGATGGACTATGTCCAACTACGACTACGAGGATGATGACGATACAGACACAACTGAATCGTCTAGCAATGATCTCGTAAAACAACTGCGCAAGGCTAATAAGCAAAAAGATAAAGAGTTAGCAGATCTTAAATCTAACTTTGAATCTTTAAATAAAGCGCAAAGAGAACGAGCAATCAAAGATGCCCTCACAAGTCGTGGGGTAAATACGAAGATCGCTTCATTTATCCCACAGGATATAGACCCAACTGAGGAGTCTGTATCAAAATGGCTAGAAGCAAATGCAGATGTATTTGGTCTTCAAGCCGAAACATCCCAACAACCTAATGTAGATCCTGCTCAAGCGGCAGCCTATAAGAAGATGAGTGCAGCAACCGAGGCTGGTATGACACCAGATCGTGGTGCTGATATTTATCAAAAACTTATGAAGGCTAATACCCGTGAAGAGTTAGATCAAGTCATTAGGGAATCTGGGATATAAATCCTACTAACGAAAGGCAATACCTAAATGGCTCTACCTACAGGTAGTTTCACCGGTACTGGCGATATCAGCAATCTCGTAAAAGCTGCGTATGATCAATACGTTAGAATGGCGCTTCGCTCCATTCCAGTTATGCGTTCATTAGCTGATGTAAAACCAGTACAACAGGCAATGCCAGGATCATCAGTTGTATTCTCAATCTATTCTGACTTAGCACAAGCTACTTCTACACTGACAGAAACTCTTGATGTTTCCTCTATTGCTCTTGGTAACCCATCACAAGTTACCGTAACACTAAACGAGTACGGCTCAGCCGTTACTACAACTAAGAAGTTAAACCTAACTTCTTTCAACGATGTAGATGCAGCACTTGCTGACATCATTGCATACAACGCTGCAGATTCTATTGACTCTGTAGTAGCCGCAGTTCTAACTGGTGGAACCAACGTAATCTACGGTGGAAACGCTACAACAACTAACACAATTGATGCAGCAGATACAATCTCTGTTGCTGATATTCGTAATGCTGTTACAGAACTACGCACCAACAAGGCTCTGCCTCGTCTAGGTGAGTTGTACGCAGCATATCTACACCCACGTCAAGCAGCCGACCTTCGTGCCGAAT